TTATGCGCCAAGGTTATCATGTCTGGTTGCCTCAAATCGCTACCGGACCGCTTGAGGCTACCCGCCTCGTGGTTATGTTTCCAGGATATCTCTTTGTTAAATTCGATTCAAAGGCTGACCGCTGGCGAGCCATTGCATCCACGTATGGCGTCAAGAGGCTGTTCGGGACATCGCCCGAAACTCCCACGCCAATCAAAATCGGAGTGATTGAGGCTTTGAAGGCGCGCTGCCAACCGGGGACCAGCACCTATGACGACCGAATTGAGCCGCCGTCTCTTGAAGGCAAGACCATCAGGATGGAGCAGGGCGTTTTTTCGGGTTTTGAAGGGATTTGCTCGCGGTCAACTTCGGATCGCATCACGGTAATGCTCACAATGTTTGGGGAACAACGCGAGGTGCATATACCTCGGGCGGATGTGACAGTGGTGTAATGTGCAGATCACCGACGAACTGGATCACGCCGAAGCAGCTTTAATCCGCAAGAGTTTCCTGGTTTTTTGCATTCATGCGCTGGCTCCTGTAGGTCAGGCCCCCGCCGCCCATCACCGATTTCTGATTGCTAAACTCCAAGATATTGCGGACGGGGCTGCGCCGAAAAAGCGCACGATGGTTTGCCTGCCGCCGGGTAGTGCTAAAACTACTTACGTTTCACGGCTTTTCCCTGCGTGGTATTTCGGCCACCGGATAAATGACCGCGCCACCACAAGCATAATCGCCGCATCGCATACTGCCGATCTTGCCGAATCGATCTCTAAAGATGTGCAAAACTACGTGCGGGATAATGAGGATCAGTTGGGCTATGGACTGGAAACAGAGTCGGTAGCGGGCTGGATCACCACACGGCGCGGGAATTACAAACCTGCCGGCGTGGGTGGGCCGATCACTGGACGCCGTGCCGATCTTGCCATCATCGATGATCCGGTGAAGGATCGTCAAACCGCTGATTCAGAGGCGGACCGTAATAGGGTGTGGAATTGGTATTCTTCCACCCTACGAACTCGCTTAAAGCCCGGCGCGCCTGTGCTGCTCGTTATGACGCGGTGGCACGAGGATGATCTCGGGGGCCGCTTACTCAAATATCAACCCCACCTATGGGATGTGGTTTCAATCCCAGCCCAGGCGGTAGAAAACGATCCGCTAGGCCGCGAGCCAGGCGAGTGGTTATGGGGCGATGATACATACAATTACGCCGAAGAGTTACGCCATGCGAAATCTGAGGCAGAAATCAATGGCGAGATGCGCGATTGGTCCGCGCTCTACCAGCAAAATCCCCAGCCGCTAGAGGGGGCTCTATTCAAGGCAGTTTTCCTGCAAGTGATACCGGAAGCCCCGGTTGGCGGGCGCGACGTTCGGGCCTGGGATATTGCCGCCACAAAGCAGGTCGGCACCAAAGACCCGGATTGGACGGTAGGAATTCGCCTGCGCCGCATGTACGATGGCCGGTTTGTGGTCGTTAATGTGGTGCGATTTCGTGGCGGACCTGATGAGGTAGAGCGGGCGATCCTAAACACCGCGCGTCAGGACGGCCCCGGCGTCACAGTGGGGCTGCCTCAAGATCCAGGTCAAGCTGGAAAGGCCCAGGTTTTATATTTTACGCGGCAGTTAGCTGGCTATCGCGTCGAATCCTCGCCTGAGAGCGGCGACAAGACCGAACGCGCTGCGCCGGTTGCTTCGCAGGTTAACGTGGGGAATTTTTTCTTAGTCAATGCGGCATGGAACGCCCCGTTTATCAATGAATTCGCCTCTTTCCCGAGTGGTACGAAGGATGATCAAGTGGACGCACTGAGCCGCGCTTTTATGATGCTGACGGCGAAGGCCGGTCCGAAGATTATCTCGGATGAACTTTTACGCGCGCTCTGATGTGGCCGTTTCGCCGTAAGGTCGCTCCGCAGCCGATTTTAACACCCCCCGCCCGCGCCACTCGCGTTGTGGGATTGGACGACGCTCCTGCTGCCGGCGGGTTCGCGTGGGGTCCGCCACCGATTAAGACGCGCGCCGATGTGTTCAAGGCACCCGCGCCGCCCCCGGGGATCACGTTGCCGACAATGGCAATGGACGGCATGGCTTACGATGTGGGTTTGCCGCTGCCGATATCGGGATGGGTGACCGGCGGCCAGTATGGTGTAGGGCTTGGATTTCAGGGTTACCCGTATCTCGCCGAGCAGACGCAGCGCCCCGAATATCGCCGAGGTTCCGAAATCACCGCGAAAGAAATGACGCGGAAGTGGCTGGAACTGAAAAGCACCGGAGAGGAGGATAAATCAGAGCGGATAAAGGGGATCATGGATGATCTCGAACGCTTTCGGGTGCAGGACGTTTTTCGCAAGGCCGCCGAGCAAGATGGGTTTTACGGCATCGGACTAATTTATGTGGATACCGGCGCGTCAGACAATCCCGCCGAACTGCGCACCGAATTAGCGCTCGATCCCGCCAAGATGAAAAAGGATTCGCTAAAGGGCTTCCGCATTGTGGAGCCAATCTGGACCTACCCCGGCCCGTGGAACAGCACCGATCCCCTGCATCCGCATTATTACAATCCGGCATCGTGGCTGGTGATGAGTAAAGAAGTCCATTGTTCACGCCTGATGCGTTTCGTATCGCGGGAATTGCCTGACGTTTTGAAGCCCGCCTATCAATTCGGCGGGTTATCCCTTACACAGATTGCCGAACCATACGTTGAGGATTTTCTATCCACCCGGCGGCACATTCACTCGTTGGTGAAATCTTTCAGCACGCCGATCTTGAAAACCGCGTTTGACGCGATGATTCAGCCTGGCGCGTTGCAGGCGTTGATCAATCGGTTAGTCGCTTTCAATCAGGCCCGCGATAACCGTGGCGTGTTTGTGATCGACAAAGACACCGAGGAATTTGCCAACGTAACCACGCCGTTGACTTCGCTTGATGCGTTAATGTCGCAGGCGCAGGAGCGCCAGGCCACGGTTTGGAAAACTCCGCTAGTCGTGCTTTTCGGGATCACGCCCACGGGAATGAATGCTTCGACTGACGGCGAAATCCGCACCTGGTATGACTGGATCAAGGCGTCTCAGGTGGCGTTGTTCGATGCTAATATCCGCCGCGTGATTGACCTGATCCAACTTAATCGCTGGGGGAACATTGACTGCGGAATCGTTCACGAATGGGTGCCGCTATGGCAGCTAGATGAGGCCGGACAAGCCGCCGTGCAAAAAACAAAGGCGGATACGATGGCTGTTTTGGCTGACGCGGGCGCCATTGGTGCTGAGGATATTCGAGTTGCCGTCGCTGCCGATCCACAATCGCCGTTTCATGGTTTGGAGGGTCCGCCTCCCGAACCGCCAGAAATGGAGGATGGGCCGTCAACTCGTGGCGGTGAAATAACAGCTGAGACGCAATCGCAGGAGCGGCAGGGGGTCTAAGTGCTGAAATCCCCGGATGGCAAGCGCAAACTCCTATCTCCTGTGCGGCCCAACATATCCGTGCAGATGGCCTATCAAAAACGGCTGGATGCGCTGATTGACGAAATGGCACGGTCGGTTCTGTGGTGGATCAAAGCGGCATACCGCGCGACGCCACCACTAGCGGTTGACGAAGCTACCCCGGCGGTCAAACTAAATCAGGAGATGAATAAACTCTCCCGGCGATGGCAGGATCACTTCGATTCTGTGGCGCGGGATGTCGCTAAGCAATTCGCGACGCGCGCTCTAGGACAAGCCGACGCCTCGTTTACTTCGTCTTTTCGCAAGGCTGGAATGACGGTTAAGTGGCATTTTACCCCTGCGATGCGCGATGCCTACACCGCCGTCGTGAACGAGAATGTGGCGCTGATCAAGTCGATTCCTGCGGAGTATCTGACCCAGATTCAGGGCCACGTTATGCGATCCGTCGCGGCAGGCCGGGATATGGGATATCTCGCCAAGGTGCTGAAAGAGCAGTTTGGAGTTACGAAACGCCGCGCGGCATTGATCGCGCGGGATCAGAATGAAAAGGCCACCGCTGTCGTGGTTAAAACCAGGCAGCAAGAGGCCGGAATAACGCAGGCGATTTGGCGGCATTCAGCCGCCGGCCGCCATCCGCGCCCAGGGCATGTAAAGGCCGGGCGGGATAATTTGGTTTATAATGTGGCAGAGGGCGCGTTCATTGACGGCGAGTGGATTTGGCCGGGTGAATTGATCAATTGCCGGTGTTTTTCAAGGTCAATTATTCCTGGAGTTAAATGATGCCCATTCACAGTTGTGAACTTCCCGGCGGCGGCTCCGGCTATAAATGGGGCAGCCAAGGCAAATGCTATCCGACCCGCGCGCAAGCCGAAAAGCAGGCGGAGGCGGCCTACTCGAACGGTTATACCGGTGATGCGCTGGCTTTCGATAAACTCTCGATCCGCTCCAAAGACGTTGACGGCCACTTGCATGTTGATCAAACCCCGATTTCTAAGGCGGTTATCAATGGCTATTACGGTCAAGAAATCCCAGGCTCTAAAGAGATGGGACTCAAGCCGCATCAGTTATACAAACTGCTCCGTGATCCCACCGAACTCAAAAAAGGTGCTGAAACTTTCGAGGGGAAGCCGCTTCAGCTTGTTCACAAAGGCCAATCGGCTACTGACCATGATCGCGCAGTGGTCGTGGGCGCGGTTCATAATCCGCGATTCGATGGACAATTTCTAAAAGCCGATCTCGCCATTTGGGACGCCGACGCAATCAAGCGGATCGAGAGCGGCGAGCAGCGCGAATTATCGTGCGGCTACCGATATACGCCGGACATGACGCCGGGAGAATTTGAAGGTCAAAAATATGACGGCGTGATGCGCAACATCGTAGGCAATCACGTCGCTCTTGTGGAAAAGGGCCGCGCCGGGCCTGATGTAATGGTAGGCGATTCTGAACCTTTAATGGAGAAGTCAGTTATGACTGTGAAAACCAAAGCAGCTTTTATACAGCTTGCGGCTGATTTCGATCAAAGAGCCGCTGGCCTCAACCCGTCACTGGCGATGGATTCGGTTCTGATTGCCACTTATAATGGCCTCGCAGCCGATGCTCGGGCTCGCGCTCGGGATGAGGATGACGACGAAGAGGCCGCGATGGATGAGCCGTTGAAGGTTCCTGGCCTCAAAATGACGCCAAAGGGTGAGGACGAGGCAGAAGAGACGGAAGAGAAAGAGGCCGAGAAACGTGCCCGTGATCGCAAGGCGCGCGACAAGAAAGCCGCCGATAAAAAGGCCGCCGACGCCAAGCGCGCCAGAGACCTCGGTGAAACCATTGAAAATAAAGAGACCGGCGAGGATGAGAACAAGCGCGATGAGAACGAGCGCAAAGAAGCAATGGACGCCGCTATCAATACCCGCGTTGCTGCTCTGATGGCCGCTGACCGTGCGAATCAAGTCGCGGTCCGGGCTGCTGAAGCCCATGTGCGTCCGGTCGTGGGCGAGTTAGCCATCGCGTGTGACTCAGCCGCTCAGGTTTACCAGACGGCGTGCAAACTGCGCGGCATCGATCACGGCGGTGTGACCGATCCGAAAGCACTCAAACTGGTATTCGACACCCTGACCCGCGCCGCACCCACTCGTGCGCCGGGCCTCGCGATGGATTCCAGCAGCGTTAAGGCGATTGCCGCCACCCGTCCCGGCCTCGCCCGGTTTTTGTAAGGATCAAACGCTATGTCATTTCCAAACCAACTTCAGACGTGGCCCGGCGTAGGTGTTGCCGGCGATCGTTGCTCGCTGAACACCAACAATTTCTCGCTGCTTGCGGGTCAAGGCGCCTTCGTGGCCGGCTCTGCCGGTGTCACCATCGGCAACATGGCGTGGGTAGATTACGGGACGGGGATCGTAACCTCATTCGGTAGCGGCCTGATTGGCGGGTTTATTTCCCGCGAACAACAGGGCCTCATTACTCAATATCTCGGTGAGACCAGCTTTCAGGTGGCACCCGGATACCAGGTCACGGTTCACAGCGCCGGCGACTTCTGGGTCAAAAATACCGGCACCACCGTCGCCACGCCAGGTCAAAAAGCCTATGCCAACTACGCGACTGGCGCGATTACTTTCGCCGCCACTGGCTCGCCACCGACTGGCGCTGTGGTTGTGGGCGGCATCGCCTCCAGCACCGCGACGTTCACGGCCGCCATTGCGATTCCGGCGACCCCGGCGAATGCACCCGGCACCATGACGGTAAGTGCGGTTTCTTCCGGCACCCTGTCGGCGGGTGGCACGGTCACCGGCCTTACCAGCGTGGCGGCCGGCACAACCATCGTGACGCAGCTTACCGGCACGGCCGGCGGCACTGGCACGTATGAGGTTTCGATTCCTCAGACCGTCGTATCCAGCACCGGCACAGCAACCAATGGCCTGCTCACGGTATCTGGCACCACCTCCGGCACTCTGTCGGTCGGTCAGGTGATGAGTGGTTCCGGTGTTACCGCCGGCACGGCAATCACTCAGATTGGCACCTATAACGGCACCACCGGCACGGTTTATGTGAATTACTCGCAGACTGTGAGCGGCGGCACCACGCTGACTGTTTACGGTGGTGTGGAAACACGATGGACCGCATACAGCTTCGGCCAAACCGGCGAGCTGGTCAAAATTTCAACCACGGCGCAGGGGTAATCAGTCATGGACATCATTCAATCCGACCCGGCACTGCGCCTTTATGCGGAAAAAGCTGGTATCCATTTTGCTTACGATATGGTCACCGACCTGTCGAAATTCGCGAACGATGCCCAGCCAACACTGATTACCACCCCAGGCGGCGCGATCCCCGCGCTGCTTTCCACCTACATCGACCCCGATGTGCTGGAGACGCGCGTTTCACCGATGAAGTTCGCCGAGATTATTGGCGAAAAGAAAATCGGCGATTGGACAATGGACACCGCCATGTTCCCAATCTCGGAAGGTGCCGGCGAAGTAACGTCCTACGGTGACACCAACCAGGACGGCACGACCTCGGCCAACTTCCAGTGGCCGCAGCGCCAAAATTACCGCTATCAGACAGTCATGTCTTATGGCGATTTGGAAGTGGAAAAGATCGGCCTCACCAAAATGAGCCTGATCGCCGAACTGCAAAAATCCCGCGCGCGCAACATGGCGAAGTTTGAAAACAAAGCCTACGCATACGGTGTGGCGGGCTTACAAAACTATGGATTGTTGAACGATCCTGCTCTCCCCGGCACCATTACCCCAGGCACCAAGGCCGCAGGCCACGGCAACGTGTGGGTGTATAACGGCCAGGTGACCGCGACTGCACTGGAAATCTACAACGACGTGCAATCGATGTATATCCAGGCCATCAGCCAATCGGCAGGCGTGATCGACGGGCTGATCGAGGTTGATGACGAAATGGTTCTCGCCATGCACCCCACCACTTCGGTCGCTATGACCGCACTGGTAGCCCTGACCGGGACGACTTCGGTTGAGGATATGCTCAAAAAGACATTCCCGAAACTGCGCATCGAAACGGCTGTTGAATACAGCACAGCTTCGGGTTATCTTGTGCAGATGATTTTCCCAATGGCCGCTGGTCAACAGACCTCGTATGCCGCCTTCAGCGAAAAGATGCGCGCTCATCGTATGGTGCCTCTGCTTTCGAGCATGCAGCAGAAGGTATCGGGCGGCGTTTGGGGCGCTGTCAATCGTCAACCCTGGGCCATCGTCGGCCTGCTTGGAGTTTAATACATGCCTGCGACAGTAACAGTCGGCAGCAAATTGCCGTGGCCGTTGATCATTCATTTGTTCGACAAAAACGGCGAAAAAAAGACTGTAACGCTTAATGGGGTTTCGCAAGAACCCGGTAAGATGCAGCCTTTGGCGCGCGGTGGCCGTGAGAATTCGGCGGTTTCATCCGGGTTTCGGCACTCGTTTATGCGGGGGGCTTCGGCTCTCACGCATAACGTGGATGCTGAATTTTGGGCGGAATGGTCCAAGCAATACAAAGAGGCCCCGTATCTGGCGAATGGGTTGGTCTATGCCCACAACCAGGCCGCAAGCGTGGAAGCGATGGCGGTTGACAAAACCGACTTGCGCACCGGGCTTGAGGGCTTGGATGGCGCGGCTCCAGCGCCGGGAATCAAGCCGCTCGAAAACCCGCCCGGTTCAATGTAACTGTGTCCTACACATGCTCGCCTGGAATTTATAGCGCGGCCGTAACGCCGATCATAACCTTCAATTTGGCAGTCTGGGCAGCGCAGTTTCCAGAATTCACCGGATTTGTGCCTGAGCCAACCGCACTGATGGATAGCGTTATCGCGTCCGCGTATATCGATCTCGGTTCTACCGGACCGATGGCGAATAACGTGCCTGTTATGACTCAGGTTTGGTATCTCGCCACCGCTCACATCGCGCAGTTGATGCAAGGATCGTCCTTGCAGCCCGCCGGCGCTACCGTTGGGCGGATCGCTTCGGCTTCCGAAGGGTCCGTATCGGTCACCTTGGATATGCCTGAACCAAACTCGGCGCTTGAGGGATGGTGGAATCAGACTAAATACGGCGCTATGGTTTATGCCATGACCGCGCAGTTCCGAGTGGGGTTTTATGTGCCGCCTTTATTGTGTGGCGGCGTATGGCCGAACGTGATCAACCCGCCAGTCACGGTCACCTATCCGTGGCAGAATTAAAAGGCGGCGCGAAACTAAAAGCCTACCTTTCCACTATGGCAAAGCAACTTGCCAAAAAGGATGAGGTGGATGTGGGTTTTCTGCCGGAAGCTACCTACCCCGATGACGTTCCCGTTGCCTACATCGCGGCCATTCAGGAATACGGCGGCACTTGGCAAATCCCAGCGCATCAGGTTGAGGTTTTCCGCCGGTTAAAGAAAAACGGCGAGTTCGCACGCGGCGGCCGGTTTGTCAAAAAGGCGCAGGCCAATATTGTAACCACCCATGATGTAGCGGATTACACAGTTACGATCCCGCCCAGGCCATTTTTTCGGACTATGATTGCGAAGAATTCGCCATCTTGGGGACCAGCGCTCGGGGCATTGCTGGTTGCGAGCAACTTCGATAGCGCGAAAGCCTTATCTCAAATTGGCGACGAGATGGCCGGGCAGTTACAAGATTCAATCCGAGATTTCACAGATCCGCCCAATGCGCCTTCTACCATCCGCAAAAAGGGCTTTAACAAGCCATTGATTGACACAGGCACTATGCTCCGCTCGGTTGACAAGGCGATACGATGAACCTCCACGGCCTAGTCACTGGTGCGATCTCGGCGGTTAATCCCCCGGTGAATGGTTCGGTGCAAATATCCACCGGCAACACTATCGGCGCGGACGGTTCAACTACGCCGCAGTTTGCCACTTACAGCAATGTGTGGATGCAGGTGCAGGCAGTGACGGGGCCGAACCTTCGGCAAGTCCAGGCGCTAAACCTACAGGGCGTGACGCGCGTGGTTTATATGAATGGGTTCATCGAGGGATTGGATCGGCCCGCTGGAAAAGGCGGGGATATTTTGAATTTTCTGGGCGCATCCTGGCTCGTGGTTGGTGTGATCGAGGAATGGGATACCGACGGATGGTGTAAGGTGGGCGTGACGAAACAGGGAGATTAGTGTGTCAGTAACGATCTCCTTAACCGAAGTCCAAATTTTCACCGCGCTGCGTTCTTTCCTGGCGTCAATTCTCCCCTCGGGCGTGACTATCATCCGGGGTCAACAAAATCAAACTACCCTGCCGCCCACTCCCTATGTGGTGATGACGCCGATAACGCGCACGCGGCTGGCAACCAACATCGACTCCATTACGCCGCCCGGCACACTGCCCACCACACAAGATTTTCTGACGCCGATTCGCCTCGATGTGCAGATTGACTGTTACTCAACACCCAATGCGGTTTCAGTGATAGCGGCGAGCGACCTGGCGCAGATCGTGCAGACCCTTTGGCGTGATGATTTCGGAGTTTCGTATTTCGCGGGGCTCGGGATTTCGGTAACACCGCTTTATACCGGCGAACCACGCGCTTACGATTTCGTAAATGATCAGGATCAATACGAATACCGTTGCGGGTTTGATATTTCGATGGAAATTGACCCGATTATCACCGCGCCGCAGCAATACGCAAACGTGCTAAACCCCGCGCTTTTCAGCGTGGTTGATCAAATTCCATAGGAGCGTAATCAATGCCCATTTCCGCAAACCTCTTAGCCCAAGCCATTCCGAGCGTTCTCGCTGCGGGCGGTTCTGGTCTCGTGATGAATGGGCTGTTTCTGACGGCCAACGCACAGGTTCCGACCGGCTATGTTTTGAGCTTTGCCAACTCTGCGGCTGTGTCAACGTATTTTGGAGGCGCATCGGCCGAAGCGGCTGTCGCGCCTTATTACTTTAATGGTTATGACGGATCGACAAACAAACCGGCAGCAATGCTTTTCGCTCAGATGCCGTATAACGGCGCTGTGGCTGCGTTTTTGCAGGGTGGGACGGGCATCACTACTCCTACTGCCATCGCCACGATAACCTCTGGTAACCTCACGGTGAAAATCGACAACGGCGTGTTCGTCGCTACCGCGATCAATTTCACCGGCACCACGACTTACTCAGGCGCTGCCACCATCTTGCAAACCGCGCTACAAGCCGCTGTGCCAACCACGGCCAGCGTCACGGGCTCGATCACCACGACCGTCCTCACCGTGACTGTGGTGGGCTCTGGCGCGCTTCAACCGGGCTATATCATCGCGGGATCTGGCGTCACGTCGAACACCAAGATTGTCGCTCAGTTGACCGGCACAACCGGGGGCGTAGGCACCTATACGGTTTCGATTTCACAAACCGCATCCAGCACCACGATTACCGCGACCCCGCAGCTACCGACTGTTTCGTATAACTCGACGCTGGGTTCGTTCCAGATTGCATCGGGATCGACCGGCGTTTACTCCACTATCGCATTCTCAACATCGGGCACCGGAAACGGTGATGTGATCGACAAATTTGCGTTGTCCGCCGCCGATGGGGCCATTCTCTCGCAGGGTGCGGCGCAGGCGACGGGATCGGGCATCGCTACCGCGATGAATGCGCTGGTTGCCATTCAACCGAACTTTGGCGGATTTCTCACGATCTTTGAGCCAACCACCGCCGATAAGGTGCTGTTTGGCGCATGGAACAATACTCAGAACGATCAATATGTTTACTCAATGTGGGATACGATTACCGCCGCCGCAATGACGGTGGTGCCTGACACCACCTCGGCGCTGGCCCAGATCAAAACCGCGAACTATTCCGGCACGCTGGGCGTGTATCAGGACATTAACACCGCTGCGTTCGCGCTTGGCTGCCAGGCTTCGATCAATTTCAATCAGGCCAATGGCCGAATCACGCTGTTCTCTCGCTCGCAGGCTGGCCTTGCGCCGGTTGTGACCAGCACCACGATTGCCCAGGCGCTCATTACCAATGGGTGCTTTTTCTATGGCATTTATTCAAACCCCGGCAATTC